CCATCCTGTTTGCCTTTGGAGGCTGAAGATTTCTCGTGCGAACTCATCGATTCCGAAATTGCTTTGATCCCCGGATTCTTGAGCAACTTTCTTCCTTCTGTAAAAAAACTCAGCACATCCGGACACTCAAGAATCGCGTTCGCAATCTTTAGTTCACTTCCTAGCGGGAACTTCTCGCCATCGTGAACGTCCTCGGAGCTCATACCGACCATCTTGCCTAAGAAGACAATCAACTCAGTGCCCGCGACAGGAATCAACTGGAAGAGAAACTTGCCAGCAAACTCTAAGTCTAACCCGCCTTTCTTCGGGGAAATCTTTTCGCCCGCTTCCATCCACTGATCAGGTGTAAACACATTAGCTACCTTCGACACGATCCCGGCAAAATCCAACACCTCGAAGATGTTCGGACGGTGCATCTTCCTGTCAACGCCGCCGATGTCTAGCACCGGCGGCTTATACAGTATCTGTTCAACTGGTTTCATTCCTAGCTCCTCGGCCAACGGATTTCCCACGGCATGTGATCTCGATCTACAGTATCCGGATCGAAATGACCGTTGATGACAAGTGCGCTCGGTGCTTCAGAATCAACATTCACCAAGTTCACGCTATACGAACCGTCTGACAAACCATTCTTCACGATGAAGATTCCGGCGTACGTATGACCTGCCACTTCTCCGATCAAAGCGATATTGGTGCAGTAATCGGCCAAAGCAATCGATCCGCCAACTATTGTGTCGTGAGTCGCAGCATCCTCGGTATCGTACGTGTAGCTGACCGTGACCATCGCGCCATCGCCGGGAGCAGCTACAAACGTAATGACGCCAGTAGCGATGACAATCGTGTATGCCGTAGTTTCAACCTGCACAACGTCATCGATGTAGACCGTGTACGAACTCGCTACGACAAGCGTGTTGTCAAGCGTGAACTCATCTTCAAGGCCGTCCCCGACCCCAACGCTCTCCTTGGTGATCGTTTCTTCGTTCGGCGTGCTGCTCTCGTTCCCGCCAGGAATCATCAAGAGGATATTCTCTTTCGTCATCTCGAACAGATTGATAGTCATCACCGGGGCGCACTTTATCATACGCTCCAATCCCACGACAGGCCCCAAGGCTCCATCAACGTCCGCGTGCTTGAGAGTTATTCCAGGGGTGAACGTAGAACCCCCTGACGTGGCACCCAGCAACCGCTCACCGACCTCTCCATAGTCAACATACAGCGCACCCGGTCCAATTAAGTACCGCTCCGCCGTATCTCCTGAAAGTCCAGACTGAATCGTCATACTTACTCACCCCTCTTAAGTTACGTCTTCTACTTCCTGTTTGGCGAAGTACCGTAAATTCCAGACAGTCTCATAGTGAGAAACGAATTCGCTATCAGTTGTAACGAAATTCCCGTAAACCCACAACACTCGACCGTCCACTACTTCACCGCCATCTGTGGTTACTCTGCTATTGATGAACAACTTCTTTAGTATTGTCTTGATCTCCAACGCTTGTGCTTCCGTTGTAGCAGAACCTTTCGGGCTGGATGTCCAAATATCGAGGCTGTAATCCTTAGACCCGATAGGCCATTCTGAGTCGCGGATCACATGGACTAGATACGGAAATGTTGAGTTCTTCCCAGCCATTAAGTGATGGATGTTTCCCGCAAGTTCGCACTGAGTTAGACCGGTCACAGCCTGCAAGTCCACACATGTGGACAGTAAGGTTTGAAGCCATCCCAGCACCGCCAGCGTAGTTTCCACTAGAACCACCTCTCCCCTAGTTTCTTTTGTATGGAAGGCGAAGCCTCATGTAGAGATCGCGCCAACCACGGTCTAAGGGCATCCTCCAAGATCAAACCATAATCAACCGTCGTTCCTATAATCCCGTCGATTGTTCTTGTTTTCAGTTCAACCAATGTTTCAATGTGTTTGCGTAGATTTCCCGTCGGAGATGCTGGATATTCACCAGGAGCCGACGCCGTGTAGTGAGTCTTTCTACCCGGTACAAGATACACATGACCAGTTCTGAAACCTGTAAACGAACGGCTAACAATCTGTGCTTGACCGATGTTACAGGCTTCTTGCATTACACGTGCGCCACTCTTGTCGATTTTCTTAAAGACATCTGGCATAAAACTAACAAAGGTTCTAGCTTTAGCCATCATCCACTTCCTTAGTTGCTGCTACTATCGCAATCGTGAATCGCTGTGATTCGTCCGGGTCCGAAGGCGGCTCTTTCGGTATCATAACCTTGTTCCCGTTGTTCACCCAAATAAACCTATCTGTAATTGTATAGTCAACGACCCCGTGGAATTTCAGCATGTGTGACCACGTTGAATCGATCCCCTGATAACGTGCTTTTGCCACAGAACCGAATGGATACACCTCCGCCCAAGCAGTTTCGCAATTCTCCCAGGTTGCCGGTTGACCTAGCGGGCCAGGATCACAAGAAGGTTCGACACGTTCCTGTCGTGTGAACTTCCCTATGATAATCACTACAAAAACCCTTGATTGATAGCGTAATACCCTCCGCTCGGCCCGGTTAATCGTATCCACTCTTTGTGAAACGCTACACGGAACCTCGACGCATCCTTAACATAAGCAACGCTGTTTCCTAAGCCGGTTTCATTCATTATCGTACGCGCCGAAGGTACACAATTCTGGCACGCCATCCACAAGATCAATCGCTCCTTTTCAGAATCAGAGATTGTGAGTGCTCCAACCTTTTCTATGTACGCAGTTATCTTATCATCTACCATCAAGGTCGCAGAGGCAATAGCATCCTGCACAACATCGTTGTCAAGTCCCCGGAAAGGGAATCCACCTCGTTTGCGTACATCTTCTACAGTCGGAGCACTCATGTATCCCATCCTTTACGCAGTTACTTTCATGATCCCCAAGAGTTCGGCGGAAGGAAGAGTTGGGAACGCACATGCTTCGGCTTTAGTCCAAAGTACGGGCGTATCTTCTCCCTCTATCCAAACCTTGGCGTACAGTCCCGGAGATTCTCTCTTCGTGATATTCTTGTCTCCCATAATCGAAGACAACGTCGGGGCAAACAACGTGTTCCCGATGTTCACAGAAGCCGGAGGAAGCAAGATGCACGTATCCGCCGGGAGCAAACGAGACTCAGTGAGCTGCTTTGTATCTGGGTCTTCCTCGTTGACCTTCACGTCGTATGTAACGAACGTAGGAAGGTCGTAACGAGCCATCAATGAGTTGAACTCCGCCCGGACCATCATCTTATTGGCGAACGTGGAACCGAACACCTCACTGGCTCCAAGCTTCGTGTTCAACAACATGTCCGAGAGCACTGCACGAGGAACTACAGCGCGCGTAGGACGCACGCCTTTGTTGTCCTCAATGTAATCGCACAACGTGATCAAGTCGAGCAGGAAGTCAGAGTTCGCCGTGTCGGTCCAGTAGTGCCCGCCATAGCCAAGAGCAGTGTTGACGTCGATGATGTTCGTTGCGGGAACCTGGAAATCAACGCTTATCTGAACGTCGTCCTCTGTGTACGAGAAGCTACCAACGGCCAGCGCCTGCCAACGCAACCACTCAATTCGAGCAGCTACAGCGGCAACCATCTGTTCGGTGTCGTCGTACACTTCGTCGATCGCTCTTTGCAGCTCATCGTCTTTCAACGTACGAGTCTTTAACTCGTAAAGCGTGCTACCGTCAACTGCGATCTTCCTCTTGATGTCAGGAATCTCGCCCTCGATGTACGTCAGCGCCTTTCTGCGCGATGCAATCGGAGACTCAGCTCCCATTGCCGTGATCGACGCCATGACCGGGGTCTGAGATGCACCCTTGACGTACTTCCAATTCAACCCGCTCTGAGTCTTAGCAGGCAGCAAAGTTGGACCGAGGTAGTTGTTCCGTCGGTTGATGTCGGCAAAGCGACTGCGAACGAAGGCAACCATGTTCGGGACCAGCAAGTCTCTAATGTTCAGTATCTTATCCATTCGTGGTCCCCTCCTATACGAGCTGGAAGCCAGCAGCAACTAATTCGGCTTCCATCGCTGCATCTAGTGTCGTGACCAAAGCCCCTGAGCGTAGTCGG